ATCGGCCATAGCTTGTGTGACGGAATCAGCACTCGTCTCCAACACCAGCGTTCCGTCCGGACGCAGGATTTTGATGTTGCCGTTCTTAGCCCGTTGTCGATTGTTGCGCTCCTTTCCCGAAATCGACCACGCGGCTGCGATGATCTTCTTACGCACCAAACGCGCGTAGCCGCCGTCGCGACGTAGTTCAGGGAGTATCTTGTGTTGTAGGGCTCTTGGGACAGGTGTGAGTTCGGCTGGAGAGCAAGGAGCCTTGCTAGGGATTGGCGGCATGCGAGTTGGTCCAGAGGTGTCAACATCGCAAGCATGATGAACAAAAGGATCAGAAATTGGCTGACCGGGCTCGGCTTTGGCGTACAACTCGGCTATGCTCTCAATCAACAGTGGAATGCAACCATAACGATGGCACAGTTGTTCAATTGTCTTCGCACAAGGTGCGGCTGGCTTGTCCTCTAGTGGTTTCCACGGCTCCGGAGGCGGCACCCACGCCACTACGCCGGTCGTCAACTTGAGCACTCGTTCCACGAAATTTCGCAGCGGAGGAATGTGCCACACGTAGTTCTTGAGGCCCAAAGCAATGCCCTTGGCATATGCTGCACATGTTACCTTCTGAGGTGGATTACAACTGTAGCCAAGTCGCGCGAATAGTCGCCCCATCTTCGGCGTCAATCGTGGGCCTTGTTCCGTTTCGTAAACAGTTCCTGAAAGCAGTTCCACCTCATCATAGGAGTCGACGAGCTTCATCTCAAGTTTCATGCCGAGTTTCGCGAACGCTGCCGTGAGGTCCGGAATCGGTTGCGCGCACCCTCCAGCTGCGTCATCACTACTGCCTATAATCTTGATCTTTGCGGTGACTTCATGCAGGGTCAGTCCTTGATTGCGAGCCATCTCAACAGTGTGCGCCAATTTGTTGCGGCGATCATTGGCCAGGAACGTGTGCGGGTCTCCGCTGTATCGCAAACCAGTGGGCTTGGAAATCACGATGCCAAAAGGTGCTGATGCACGATAGTGCATGCTGGCGCGCAACAACTGCATGACTGCCACTGGGGCTCCATGCCGCTCGAAGAAGCTCATCTCTTCTTCCAGCCAACCGAGTGGCACAGGTTTGCCCTGCTCGATTTTTTGCTGCGTGACTGCGTTGTTCTGCACAAGGTCGAACATGCTTTGGTCCGAATGAAACAAGTTCCATCCAAAATCCTGAAGGTCCTTCAAGCACTGGCCAATTTGTGCGCACGAGCGGCCTGAGGTGGTGCCTATACAATTGTTTAGCTTTGTGCTCTTTTTGTACAGTCCCTGTACAGCCGCAATGAATGGTCCCACCAGTGCCAAGTAGTGTTTTTTGCGGCCATTGATGCCACGAGCAGCTCGCTTCTTCGTTCCGAAAGGCGTGCGATAGTTCAAATGCTCTTCTTTCAAAACGAACTCGGCTGCCGTCCAAGCTCGAACCAAGCGACGAGGCAACTT